TCAGCGATTTACGCCAAGATTTACACCGACTGCGGTCAACGCGTCATAGCGGTTGGCGCAGGACTCGGCTGCGTCCCGAGCTTCGTCGGCATAGGCAGCAAACCGTCCAGCAGCTTCGACAAGGCGTCGCTGCACGTCGGCGAGCACCAGCCCGGGCGACCTGGCGGCCGGGCTGACGGAGGCAGCGGCGGGATCGCTGCGGCAGGTGGCGGCGACGGCTTCGGTGCGCTGGCGCAGCCGCTCAGCAGCAGTACCGACAGCCGCAGCAGCATCAGCGCGCTTTTCCGCACGGGTGAGGTCTTCATGGTCCTGGCTCCTGGCCGCGCTCAGGCGGCGTTCAGTCTCGGCTGCGGCGTCCTGTTGCGCCTGGATCAGCGCTTTCTGGTCGGCCTGCACAATGGCGTCGAGCTTGGCCTGCATCACTGCTCGCTCGGCCTTGATGCCGCCGTAGTGGCCGGCCGCGAACACGACCACGAGCGACAGCGCTGCAATGCACAGTTCCGCAACGCGCCGCCACGGCACCAGCCCGGACAGGTAGCCACCCAGTAGCGCGATCATGCGGGCGTCTCCGAGCGCACCTCGGCCAGCGCTGCGGCGTGGTTCGCCGGCCAGTCGTCAGGGCGTGGCTTGCCCGGCCGCCAGCAGCGCAGGTACAGCCCCCAAGCGCCGTCGCAGTCGTCGAGTTCCGGCAGCGGATGGGGATCGGCGAACAGCAGCAGCCGAGCGACTCCCGCCGCAAGCTGGTCGTTCGTCTCCAGCGCCGGGTAGATTGCCTGCGGGTCGAAGCTCACATCGAGCGCACGGCACAGCAAGCGAAGCGGCTCCATCGTCTGATGATTGGCCCAGGCAGCGCGCACGCCGTTGGGCTCGGTCTGCCAGAAGCCGCGAGCCGGCCCGTTGACCTGGCGCCGAGCCGAGAAGCCGGATTCCTGCAAGCCGATGGCCAGCAGCATCACTCGGGCGCGGTCGCAGTCGAGGTGCCCCGGCAGAAGTTGCAGCGCCGGCGCGAGGATCGTCTCGACGATGTTGGACAGGCGCAGGATCATGGCTTGGGCTCCGTGTCGCGCTTGAGGAACAGGGCCGCCCCGTGCGCCCCGGCCACTGCACCGAGCGCTGTCCCGAGGGCTACAAGGTCGATGGCGAGGCCGTGCCACCAATTGCCAGCAGCCGCGGCCACCACCGCGAGGAAGCTGCCGGCCCACGACCAGCGGCCAAGGTCGTGCGTCTTCCCGTCAACGCCCGTGACGAGCTGTCGAAGCCAGTTCATCGCCGGTCCTTCAGTTGCTGTAGCTCCAACTCGTGGCGCATCAGCGTGTCGTCGATGCGCTGCAGGTGCGTCGTGCGGTCGGGCACCAGCCGCTCCAGCGCCTGCACCCGCTGATCTAGCACCGCGTTGGAGGTCTCGTAGCGCGCTACGAGCGCCTGCAGGCTGTCGAGCTGGTTGAACACCCGCACTGCGGCGTAGCACGCCATCGGCAGCACCACGACATTGATGAGGTACGAGGCGACCTTGAGGCCGGCCGAGTCGGCGAGCCTTTGCAGTTGCGGATTAGCCATCAGGTGGACTCCACGTCAACGGTGAGTGAGATGGAGCCCACTTGCGTGACGCCTCCGGCGTCTGCGAACAGATTGACGGTGGCGGTGCCGCTCACGGTTGCGCTGATTGCGCGCCACGTCCATATGGGGGCGCCAGAAACCGAGACGATTCCGGTTCCTGATCCACTGGACGGCGTAGGCGCAGTTCCGAGCGCTAGTCTTGCCCAATACGAGCTACCAATGCCCGGCGTGGAGGGGCTGTACCAACCTGAAGAACCGCGCGAAGCAGAACCGGTGTATGTGATCGTGCCGTCCGTGTTCAAGCGGATGGAGGCCGAAGCGGTGGTGGGAGCAGTCTTGGTGTCGATCAGGCTGGCCGTGCCGCCCTGAGCGCCGCCGCCCGCGGCAATGAGCACCATCGCGATGCCGCTCATGACAACCCCGCGCCGGACACCACGAAGGTGTTGGCACCAACACAAAGGATCGTGCAGAGCCCGCGTTGGCCAAGCGATCGATTCCCGGTGCTTGACGACCCAGCCAGGTACAACGTCACGCTCGTGCCCTGCGTGATCGTCTGGGATGAGCCCGAGTTGTTGAAGACCGACACCGCGTCGCCAACCGAAAACACGCCGGCCGGCACAGTCACACCGCCGGTGGTGATGGAGATGTGCTTGCCGCGGTCGGATGAAGTGAGCGCGTAAGCGGCTCCCTGGCTGTTCTGAGGCACGCCCTTGTAGCCAAGCTCATTGCCGGCGCTATCCTGAAGGGCGCCGGCACTGGTGATCGTCATGCCTCCGCCTGGCGTGCCGATCGTGATCGCATTCGTACCAGTCTGCGTGATACTGCCGATGACAGCACCCCCGTATGCGAACTGTTGGTAGACACTCCCCGGCGAGGTGCCGGTGGCATGCATCCATGTGGCTGCTCCAGCCGTGGTGCCAATCAGAGCCCCGTTGCGATCCGTAACGGCATAACTCGTTGCGCCCAACATCCAGTTGCCGCTGTTGTCAAGCGTCATCGCTTGGGTAAACGTAACGGTGCTGCCGGCCGTCCCGTTTGGCGCCACAGACCAGATATGCGCGCCGTTATCCTGCGCGTACTTCGTTGCACATCCGTTTGCGATGTATTTGTTCGTCGTGCCGTCGAAGTACCAATTTACCGATACGTTCCCTTGCTGTGTGTCGGTCCGCCCGCTCAGTGCAAAACCCTGTGTGCCGGACTGGAGCACTTTGAAAATGCTGCCCCACGCACTGATCGTCGCCCCCCCCAAACCAAGGTGTCCGCCCAGAGAAGCAGCAGTCGCCTGCCCATAGACCAGGTATTGCCCATTGGCAGATGCATCACCGGCCCCCGTGTGCTTGAACGTAGCCATCGGGAGGTTGGCCGTGGGAACCGTCTGGCCGTCGCGCGACAGGCTCTGCGTCAGCGCCGTGGCGATGTCTGACAGTGTGTTGTTGGCCCAGGTGTCAGTGATGGTGGTCCCCGCAACCACGGGGTTGCCGGAAGCCAACGAGTAATTGCCGTTTCCGTCGCGGGCCATTTAGACTCCTAGAAATGCAAAAAGCCCGCACAAGGCGGGCTCAGGGGGTAGAGATGTCAGACGATCACTTGCGGGCTGTTATCCAGGCTGCTTGTTTTGTGGCGATCTCAGCAGCAGCGCCGCGCATCCGCTCATGGCTGCGAAGCACTTACGAGCGCGGGCGCGCTTACTGCTCCAATTGGCGCCGCGTTCTGCCGAAGTAGATCGGCCAGCATGCGCAAGGAGTCCGGGCGCTTCGCAATGAGCGCCTGTGTCGCCTTCGCGCCTATTGCGGTATAGGGAAGCGCAGTTACCGCGGCCGCCAATGCCGCCGGCCCGACTGCCGCAGGAGCGACCGCGTGCCCAGCCAGGGCGCCAGCGGCCAAGCCCCACGCATGTCGCAGCGGCGTACCTGAATCTGGAACCTTGTTCCCCATTGCGGTCTTTGCCGCTTCCGACAGGTCCTGCATGAGCGCGCCACCCGTCGAGAACGAGGACTTGCGCTTGGACTGATCGAGCGCCTTGACCGCGCTCTGCAACTGCTCAGGCGTGAAAACGCCGCCGTCCGCACCGAGGCTCGCCGAAGCCCGCTGCGGGCGCAGGAAGTTGGCGAACGCCGTGTTCGCATTGGCAAGGTCTTGGGAGAGGTTGGGCGGCGCGGTGCGCTGCAGCATCTGCCGGAGTGACTGCTGTGCCTGTAGCAGGGCCGCACCCATCTGCGAGGTGTCGTAGTCATTGCTACGCAGATACCCGCGAGCCAGTTGTCCGATGTTGGAGTCGGCCGCCTTGAACCCCTCTGCGGTCATCATCCCGTTGCCGTCGATGCGGTCGGCCACCTCGTTCTTGAGGATGTTGACGAACTGCTGCCCCTTGTCTTTCGGCAGGTTCTGCAGCATCCCGGCTAGACCTTGCATGTCGGCCCCGAACTGCGCGTCCGGTTGAACCGAGCCGATCTTGGTCAGCGTCGAGTTGTAGGCGTCGCTGATGGCCTTGTCCGCATAGGCGATGGCTTCACGACCACTCACGCCGGCAGGTAACGACTGCCCGATGGGCGCGACGGAGCGGTTGATGGCCGCGGTGTTCAGATCCTCGAAACTGCGCCGCTGGGCGTTCTTGATGAGGTCGCCGAGTACAGGAACGCTTGTGAGCGCGTCCTCAGCGCGCTTCGCCGCACCCCCGAGCAGTTGGCCCGGCGTCAGCGTCATTCCGCTGTCGACGAGCAGTTGCTGCGCTTTTGCCAATTTCGGCCCGATGATGGCTGCTGCCGGACCGGTGACCCCGCCGGTCAGTGCGCCGATGACCGCTTGCTTCCCTTTGTCCGTCCAGTAGTTCTCGCCGCCGTTGGTCACCGGCTGCAGCGCACCGCTCAACGCTCCTGCGCCTGCTCCTCTCAACGTCGTGGCCAGTAGCCCGCCCGCACTGCCTCCCCCAGTCGCAACCGCCAGTGGGGCAGAGCCGGCAACGCCTCCTCCCAAACGAGCCCAGTCCATGCCAGTACGCCCGGCCGCCGCTCGGTCGGCTTCGTATTGCGCGTTTTGCTTGGCGATGCCGCTGTTCAGGTCTTGCCCGGGCGCAACGCCCATCATGCCGCCGGTGTGGTCATAGAGCCAGTGATCGGCTTGCGTGAGACCAGCACGAGCACCCTTCGGCAACGCGTTATAGAGCAACTGCGCGGGCCCGTTGCCGCTGTCGTAGATGCCTTGCATGACGCCCGCGCCCACGCTGCCATTGGCGGCATTGCCAGTGACAGTCGGCGCAGCTGGAGCGGCGGGTGCCTGGGTAGGCGCGACGTTCATCGCGGCGTTCACGCTGCCCCAGTCGATGGCACCTTGGGGCGCACCCTGCGGGGCTGCGGGAGGCGGTTCGGCAACCTGGCCGACTGCGTTCCAGTCAATCGCCGGCATCAGAACGCCCCCATCTGGTCAAGCGCCTGGATTTTCGGCAGCCGCGTCTGCCAGTCCTTGTGCGCGGCCTTGTACTGCGACATGAACTGCTGCACCGCCTGCGGACCTTGGCGCGACGCCTGCGCCAGCGCCTGCCCATCCGACACCACGGACGGCGACGCCAGCTGATTGAACCGCGTGTAGGCTTGAGGCACCTTGTCCATGCCGCTCTGCGTCGCCACGTTGGTCAGCACCTTGGCCCGAGCATCGGAAACGCCGAGCGTCCCGCGCAGCATCGGCAGTACCTGCAGGATCGCATCGTTCGTCATCTCGCCACTCGGGTATGCGTGCTGCCAGTTCGCCAGGTCGGCGTCCGAGCGCGTGCCTTTCACGCCGGCCAGGTTGGCGGCGATCTTGCGCATCACATCCTGATTCGTCTGCGCACCAGAAAGGTCGACGCCAGGGAACATCGCTTTCCAGCGCGCGATGTCAGCCGACAGCGGACCGAACTTGGCGCCAGAACGCACAAGGCCTTCGATCTCATTCAGGTACTGATAGGTCTGTTGGTTGCCCTGCGAGTCCGCTTGCGCGGCCTTCAGCAAATCGCCGCCCTGATCGTTGAGGGTCTTCTTCGTCATCGTCGGCCCGCTGATGACACCCGGCTTCGGCGCGATCTGATAGGCCGGAGCGGGAGGCGCGCCCCCGGGCACCATCGGCTGCGAGGCGCCCGAAGGCACACCAGCGGTCGCTGTGCCGGACGGCGCACCCCCACGACCTCCGAAGAGCGAATTGCCATAGCCGGAAACCGGCTCGCCATCCGGACCCGTGACGCCCGTGTAGATCGAATTGGCCGACTTCGCGCCCTGCTCAGCGCCCTCGATGCCAGCGTTCGCGCCGGAGTAGCCTGGCAGCGCCCTTGCCCCTACCGGCACCGTCACGCCGTTGAGGTTGACGAACTGCGGCGTGATGCCCTTGCCCATGTTCGGGTTGTAGGCCAGCGGCTGATTGGTGCGCGGGTCCAGCGCGAGGTTGCCTTGCCGCACTTGCACCGGCTCGATATAGCCGGCTTTGGCCTGCTGCTGAGCCAGGTAATTCTGGATCTGCTGCGGCGTAAAGCCGGCTTGCTGGAGCTTCAGGATCTCAGGGTCGGTGTTCGCCTTCGCCAACGCACCCTGGTTGGCCGCAGCCACACTCGTACCCGCTTGGGTGGCCATTTGTGTCGCGGGGGTGGCTTGGTAGCCCGACAGCTGCGCTTTGAGCACCTCGTCAGGCACAAGCCCCATGGCTGCATCGGCGAGCAATGCCGCTGGGACGCCTGCCGGATTGTAAGGGTTCACCGAGCCCTGATTCGCGGGCTGCTGGTTCACCAACGCCTGCCCCATCGCCGCTGCGTTGCTGTTCGTCTGGCCGCCGCCGTTGGCCAAGGCTTGGGAAGAAGCCGTGCTCACCTGATCCGGCGAATAGCTCGCGGCCTGTCCCGGCTGGTACTTCTGCAGGGCATTGGCGTAAGCCTGCTGCATCAGCGATGCCTGATCCATGCGCGCCTGCTGTCCCATCTTGGCGCCGTAGTACGCCTGCACCAGCTTTGCCAGTCCTTCCATCGGGCTGACGTGGTACGCGATGCCGCCGACCTGGCGGTTGTTCGTGTCGACCGGCGTCATTCCCTGCTCAAGCAGAGCATTGGCCAAGGCCTGCCGCTGCTGGATCTGGGCTGCTTGCGCCTGGAAGTTCGGATCGTTGAACAGTGAAACCGCTTGTCCCGGCATCTCAGCCTCCCATCAGTCCAACCGCATAGGGGTTGGCGTAGCCAGAGAACGGATTGCCTGGGCCCGTGTACGGGCTGCGGTAAGCCGAAAACGGATCGTTGCTGTACGGCAGCGCCCCCGGCCGTTGCGGCTGCGATGCAATGGGCGCATAGGCGGGAGCGTTGCCGGACAGCTGCGCACTGCTCGGCCGGTTATCCTGACTCGGATTCCAAAAGTCAGCCGGCTGCGGCTGGTACCCCTGCATGAACTGGCGCATCTGCGGCATGTAGCGCATGCCGGCGGTCTTGTAGGTCGTCCCATCGACGTTGACAGAAGATGGCACACCGCCGCTCACGTCAGCAGCGGAGTAGCCCAGCTGGCTGGATGCGGCCGACGAATCGGCCGCGCCCAACGTGCCTTCTGCGCCCCCCATTGCATCGGTCGCGACACCGCCGCCGCCAGCAGCAGCGCCGTCGCCCACCGCAGTTCCAGCCGCATCACCTGCTGCTGCGTCCCCGCCCCCAGCCCCTGCTGCCGCCGGCGCCCCGTACATCGCCCCGAGCACGGCCGCAGCGGTCAGGGCACCTCGTCCCACGCCACGCACCGGGTTGGCCTCGTTGCGCCCGGCCTCGTTGTGAATGTCGTTGAACCAGTGCCCGACGAGCGTCTTGTTGCCCCCAAACAGCCCGCTCAGGTGGCCGGTCGTCGTGTTCAGGACGTGCGAATCATTGCCGACGATGGCCTCGATCAGCTTATGCCCCGCCGGGTCCAGCGCGTTGGTGCCGTTCCACTGCTTGGCGAAGAATTTGTCCCACCAGCTCATTGCAGTTTCCAGTAGTCAACCATCAGGTAGCCGTCAGGGTGACGGGCCACCGCCTCGGGCATTACCTTCTGCACTTCCTGCGCGATCACGCCGATTTGTGGGCCATGGCCCCAGGTGTCGCGGTACTCGGGTCGGTACTGGAAGCGGTAGATGCCGAAGCCGCGTGAGTCGTGGCCGATCTTCACGATGTCCTGCTTGATCGACGCATCCGAGCCGCCGAACATGCTGCCCATCATGTAGGAGCCGCCCAGGTTCATCAGGCCGCCCATGAAACTGTTTTGCGAGCCAGTCTGCGCGTTGTAAGCGTTCAACTGCCCCTGGTAATTTGAGTTGACAGCGCTCTGGTAGTTGGGCGCGTTCGCCATCACGCTGGGCGTCCCCTGGAACTGCGGCGTCTGCACCTGTGAGCCGGTCTCCAGCGCGTTGAGGTAGTTCAGCGGCGCATTGGCGTAGTAGCCCTGCTCCTGGATCGCCTGTTGGCGGGCCTGTTGCCCGACAGAGATGCCCTGCAACGCCGCCTGCATCTGCATGTCGTTCTGCTGCTGCGCCAGTTCGCGGTGTGCCGCTTCGTAGGCGTCTGAGCCGACCGGGATGCCCTGATTCGCCATCTGCGCATCGAACTGCTTGTTCTGCTGGTCGATCTGCGGCTGAAGGCGCGACATGATCGCGTCCTGAGCCGTCTGGCCTGGATTGACCTGTTGCGCCGGCAGCTTGGACTCGTCCCACGGGTTGGAAACCATCTCATTGCCGACGTAGCCAAGCGCCTGTTGCTGCAGGCCGGACAACCCCGCCTGTGTCATTTGGGTATTGGTCAGCGCCTGCTGTGCGTATGGCGACAACTGGACGTTTTGACTGTAGATCGGCGCGCCTGTTTTGGGGTCGGTGCCGGTCTGGTTCCACGTCATCGAGCCGTAGGGCGTATAGACGTTGTACCTGTTCAGCGAGGCGTTGTAAGCCGCCGTGTTCTGGTCGTATTGCGCTTGAGTCGAGGCGGTCTTACTCGGGTCCGGCGCTTGCGGTGCGCTGCTCTTGCTGCCCATCGTTAGGCTCCAATCCACCGGCATTGCTGCGGTGTCATGCTGTAGATCAGGAGGTCGCCCGTCTTGCCTGCGCCAGTGATGGTCGCTTCGAGAACAAAGCCGAGGTGTTCGTCATAGCGGCGCGCTGCCGTGTTCGTCGAATCCACGAACCCCAGCACCTTGCCGACACGAAGTTGATTGAATGCGTAGCCGAAGCACGCCCGTGCGAACTCGCGCGTCATCCAGTGGCCGCCGTCGCCCGCGACGTGCATCGCCACCGAGCGCCCGTTGTAATGGTCGAACATCACACCCGCGATCAGCACGCCGTCGCGCTCCAGGCCGAGCGCCGTCATGGAGCCGGGGTCGTAGCTGCCGCCCACGCGCTCACAGACCCACCGCGCCACCTCGGCCGGTCGGTCCCACACGACGCGCTTCACAGAATCGATCCGTGTTCCATCACGATGTCGGTGGACACCCACCGCACATCCGTGCCCTGTGACTGCACCGACACCCGAGGCGCAGCCGAGTAGCCGACGCCTGATGCACCCTGCCAGTCCTTGTAGATGTCCAGCCCGGCGCTCCAGATGGACACGCCCCAAACCGCAGAGCCCCAGGTCGCCGTCGATACCGGCGTGATCGACAGCGGGGCTACCGGAATCTGCGTGTCAAAGTCAGTGTTGATGGCGACCATGACCGAGGGCTGGCCGGCGGCTCGGAACACCGGGCGACACATCGTGAAGCGCTTGAGCGTGCCGGGGGCGCCGAAGTAGTCGAACGCCTGCAGCCCGTCCGCGTTGATGATGGCCCCGTTGTCGGTGTAGCCCGTCCACGCCTTGCCCACGAAGGTGCTGCTGCCGAAATACGGCTCGTCGTTGAACAGCTCCCAGCAGTTCGCGGCCCAACCGGTGAACTGGCACCACGCGCCGGAAATCGTGTTCATCACGTACTGCTGCTGGCCCGTAGCAACCGGCACGTTCATGATGAGCGCGTTCTGCTTCGGGTACGACAGCACCTGCCAACCGAAGTTGGGGCCGTAGTTGCTTACCGCATCCGATACGGCCTGCTGAATCTTGTTCGACACCGAAACCCGCGGATCGGTGCGCGACGATTGCAGCGCCGACGACATCGGCACCAATCCGTCTTGCGTCAGCGCGAGAAGGTCGCCGCCGAACTTGTACAGGCAGCGATTGCCGACCGGAGAGCCCAGCCGGTACAGACCCCGCATTGCCCATGCCCCGGTGGGGTCCGTACCTCCATAGACCAGCACCTCGCCACGCGACGAGATGAAGACGAGGTAGTCGTCCATCCCCTGGCCGCCATCGAGCGTCCAGGTCGCCAGCGCCGCGAGCGAGCCGCCGAGCTGGAAGAACGCCGAGAGGTCGAAGGGCGACGCCGCGCCAGCAATCGAACCGGTCGGCAGGTACCATGCCTTGAGCGAATTCTTCTGGATCGCCCACACCCTTTGCTTGTGCAGGCACATGCTCAGCCATGCCGACGTGTCCGCACCCGTGACCGTGAACGTCCCGCCGTCGGCGCTCCAGGTTGTGCCGTCGAAGTAGCGCATCTTGTCGGCGCCATTGACGGCCAGCAGGAAGTTGCCGCCCGCCGTCTCCATGTTGACGTACTGGAAGCGCGAGTTGGTCAGCCCCGAGACCGCCGCCGCGCCCACCGCGCCCGACGACGTGCAGTCGTAGATGCCGCCGCTGCTGACGGCAAACAACTTGGTGTTGCTCGCACCCGAGTACGACAGCAGCGTCTCGACCTGACTGGGCAGGCCTGTCGCCCACTGGATGTAGCCGTTGCGCAGCTTCACCTCGGTGGTCGCGGGAAACCAGTTGGTCAGCGTCACCGCATCCTTCGGGTCCATGTCGCCGATGGAGTCGCGCGCATTCCAGCCGCTGACGGGTGCCGGGATCGACACCGGCACGGTCTTGGCGCGCTGAATCAACCTCATACGCCGTAGCCCGTGTCAGGGATGTTCTCGGCACCGATCAGGACCGTGCCCGTGCGTGCACCCATCGACAGCGTCGGCGCGCCGTGATCCGCGGCTTTCGCCAGGTCAAGCTGGCGGGAGTAGTCACGGAACAGCGCCGAGGTGTCGAAGCCCTTGATCTCGAAGTACTTCAGCTTCAACCCGAGGACCATCAGCCGGTCGGGGTACACGCAGACATCGTTGTCGCTGCCGAAAGTCTGCGCCGGGCTCGTCGCGGGGTTGACCCAGCCGTTCGATTGGTACTCGAAGCCCAGGTACTCGCTCGACGCGATCAACGGCCAGATCTGCAGGTAACCGCCCATGATCCGGAAGCGCAGCCGCGGACCGGTCGAGATGTAGGACGACTTGAGGAACTGCCATTCCTGCGCGGTCGACGGCCCCGCCATCTCCCATCGCTTGGATTTGTCGTACTCGGTGCGGTTCGTGATCCGGCTGAAGTCGGACGGCAGCGCGTACTTGGTCTTGCCGAACGTCAGAGCGACGCCAGAGCCCGCCGCGGTCGCCGTCTGGCTCAGCGTGACCTGTGTATCGCTGTCCACCGACTGGACATAGGTATCCTGGTTGATGCCAGTCCCAGCCACCATGTAGGTGGCATCCAACCCAGCCGTCGATGGGATGCCGGTGACGATGGCCGACCCGGCCGACAGCGCTCCCGTGGTGCTCAGGTACTGCGTCGTGAAGCGGTATTCCTTCTGCAGCCCCTGCCAGTTGAACTCCTGCTGCAACTCCGCGCCGAGGGCGTTCAGGAGCGCCACCATCTGCACGATGTCGCGCGTGGCATTGCCGGCCGCATAGGTCGGCACCGCCAGCCCCATCTCGCCACTGGCCGCCTGGACGAGTTGCAGCAGGTTCATCACTCAGCCTCTTTCTTCGGCCGCCCGGGGCCGCGCTTCTCGCTGTTGAGCATCAACCGCTGCATCTGCTCTTTCAGGTCGGCGATCTCCTGGTCCCGCTTGCGCAGTTCCTCGACCGCAGCCATCGCGAAGGAGGAATCCTTGGCTTGCGCGAGGTAGGCACGCGCCTTGTCGCGCAGTGCGAACGGGCTCATGCCGACGAGCATCCCGAGCGTGCCGATCTGCTGGTCGGACGCTTCGGCCACCTGCTCGACCGTGTAGAACTTGTAATGGCGCATCTCCGACGCCTGCGCCGGCGTCAGCAGCGGCCAGTCGCGCAGCAGCGTGCCCTGTGCGCCATCGGCATCGCCGCTTTTCTCGTTGAGGAACTGCGCCCACTGGATCGGGAAGCGACGCTTGTGGTCGTCGTTGGCGAAGGTGTCGATGACCGAAGTCATGTCGCCCGGCACCTCGATGCGGATGAAGTCGGCCATGTACTTGATCGGCCGGCCTTCCTGGTTGGTCATGAAGTCGTTCTCGACCTCGCGTTGGTAGAACCGCACGGCGAGGCGGCTGTCTTCGGTGTTCATGTCGTTCCTAAGTGGTTAGGTCGTGACAAAGGAAAAAGGGGGAGCAGAAGCTCCCCCCAAGAGGCCGCTGCGAGGCGGAATCAGACGGACGCGGCGGAGAACCAGCCGTAGTCGCCCGACGACATCGCCGTGGCCGGCGAGGTGTACGAGCCACCGGAGGCGGTCGCCAGGAACGTCGAGGCGTTGACGGTGCAGACGGCAGTCGACGCGCTGATCGACGCATTCGCCTTCGCGAACACGTAGCGCTTGCCATCCGAGCCGAAGACCTGCGTACCGATGGCGAACGGCACCGTCCGGGCGCCCGACGAAATGTCGGTGCCCAGGATGGTGTTGGTCAGATCGGGGCCGATCTCATGGGTGATTGCGAAAGCCATGATTCCTCCTTCAGGCGATGAGCACGCCCTGGAACTGCGAGCCGCGCATGGTCAGGTTGCCGGCCCAGCCGATCAGCTTGACCACGGCGTCCTGGTTGACGGCCTGACGCTCGCCGCCGATGGGCACGAAGTTGCGGTCCTTGTGCGGGCGGAAGCTGATGTAGTTCGTGTTGAGGAACCACATATGGTTGGCCGTCGCCGCACCGCCGACACCGCCGCCGAGCACCACGTCGGCCGCCGTGCCGCCGCCGTAGAACTTCAGCGACGCGAAGCCGGCACCCGCCATCTCCGGATCGGAGACCTTCTGGATCGCCTGCAGGCTGTTGACGTACAGCCCGTAGTAGTTGTTGTCGGCGACGATCAGGTCAGCCTTGTCGGTGCCGCGGACCAGCTTGATCGCCAGTTGCGTCATGTACGACTGGATGTTGGCCGCCGACACCGCCGCGCCGCCATCCGTGGAGCCCGAGTACTTCGACGAGCGCCAGAACGACCACACCGAGCGGTCGATGCCGCCGTAGGTGCCGGTGCTCGGCGAATCCGGGACCGCGGCGGCCAGGCCGGTGATGTTCTTGCCGCTGTTGCCGGTGCCGTCGCCGTACAGGTCCGTGTTGATGCGGTTCTGCAGCTGCTTCTCGGCGATCATCACGCGACCTTCGAGCAGGTCGATGATGGCCTCCTTGGAGCTGTTCTGCAGCATCTCCAGGCCGCTCATCGTCACCGCAGCGGCGTACTGCTGGATCGAGAACTGCGCGGCGCTGATCGGGCTGTTCGGGCTGATGTTCAGCACCTCGTAGCCCGAGTAGCTGTTGACGTTGCTGGTCGAGGAATCGCTGTAGGCCAGCTCCTCCAGGATCACGTTGCCGCCGCCGAACGGGCGCACGTTGCCGCGTTGCTTGAGCTTCAGCAGCAGGGGGTTGTTGTTGAGGACGTTGTCGGCCAGCTCACCCGAACGGGATTGAATGGTGGTGGCAACGATGTCCGAGATGGCGCTATTGGCGAATGCCATGGCTTACTCCTGATGGACGATCAAAAACGCCCGCTGCTGGCCGCGTCGAATTGCTCCGACAGGGTTTCGCGCAGGCTCTTTTTGGTGTTGCCCGCCGCCATCGAGCCTGTTGGGCTGGAGGACTTCGGGGAAACAGCCGCCGCCTTCTTTCGGGCGAGCGCCGCCTGACGTTCGGCTTCAGCCTGCTTGGCCTGTTCGGCCTGGTGCTGCTGCCAGATGTCGTCGTGCAGACGGATCGCCTTGTCGTAGGCGGTTTTGAGGTCGGCAGCCACGCCCGACTGGAGTAGTCCAGCCATCGTTGGCGCCACGGCCTCGAAGTGCGGAGCGTTCGCCTTGAACGACTCCACCTCTTGTTGCATGCGGGCCTTCTCGGCCTGCTCCTGTTGGGCTTTGAAGCCTTCCCACTCGCGCTGCAGGCTGCTGACGGTCTGCGTCACATGCCCGAATTGCGGATCGGCTTGACCGGTCGTGAGCGCCTGGAGCGGCACGCCGTAGTCGGTCGCGAGCTTCGCGAACATCTGCAGCTTCTGCTCGGGACTGCCGAGTGCGAGCGTGCGATGCGCGTTGCCCAGGTTCTGAATCCACTGCGCCGGCTGCATGCCGTACTGCTGCAGTTCCGGCATGAACGGCTGGATCGCCTTGTAGACCGGCTCGGCCTGGTCCCACTGGCTCTTGTAGGTCGAAACGCCCTTGGCGTAGTCGGCCTCGCGCTGCTCGATGTAGTCCTGCAGCTTCGCCAGTTCGGGGTCGGTGCCGAGGCGCTCCCATTGGCCCCAGTAGTCCTTCTTCCACGAGGACGGCGGCTTGCGAACAGGCGTCGGTTCGGGCGCCGGGTCGGTCGTCTCGGGCTTGTCGGCCTTGGCGAAGCGGCCGCGCTCGTCGCGCAGTCGTTCTTCGCGCTGCTCCGCCGTTTCCCCAACGGGATCGGCGGCTTCGATGGCCGGCGCATCGGCCGGCGCCTGCAGGGTTCCGTCCTCGGCCTTGCCGATGGCTTCAGTCAGTGCGTCGCGGAGAGTGGTCACCGGATGCGCTCCAGAAATGAAAAAAGCCGCCCGGAGGCGGCCTTGGTTGGCGGTGAAGTCAGGTCAGGCTTTGCTGACCGTGTAGCCGTGGCTGACGAGCCAGTCGATGTGCGGCTGGGCTTCGGCGTCCTCGTTCTGCTTGCCATCGACCCATGCCACGAAGGTGCGCAGTTCGTCGGTGAAGCGCTGGTCGATCTGCCCCGCCATCGCGGCGAGGTGCTGTTCGGCGCGGTTGCGCAGTTCGGTGATGTCCATGGTCAGGCCGAGACGGAAGCCGCGTAGGCGTTGCTGCCGACGATCGTGAAATAGGCTGTCTTGCCGGCGCCGACCGACAGCCCAGCGTTCGCTGAAAGCGTGCTGATCGTGCCGCCGCTGGGCGGGTAGACGGTCAGCGCGTTGGCGCCATGGTTGACGACGATGATGGAGTCGGCGAGCTGGTACTGCGTGCCAGTGGCCGGCAGGATCGCACCCGACGATGCGCCCACTGTCGAGAAAACGTTGAAATCGCTCGTGACAGCCGTTGCGGTGCCTTGCGTGGTGCCGGCGCCGGACAGGCCTGTCTTGATCATCCCCACCGAGGCTTGCGCCTGCAGGGCCGGGCAACCGGTGCCCATCAGATTCGCTTGAGTCGGCATTGGTCAGTACCTCAACTTTTCGTAAACCTGGCGTGCGATCTGCTCCTTCAGCCTGCCAGGTTGGTAGATCGGCTTCGGAGTGGATTGGTCGAAAGAGTTGCCCACCTCGACCACGTTGTGGGTCTTGAGGTGTTCACGGTGCTGGCGGCGCCCTTCGATCATTTCGCCGGTCACCATCGAGCGATACGGCTGGAGATCGCCGACGATGAACGGGCCGCCGTTCTCGCGGGCGTGGTATTCCTCGGCCGGTACGAGCTTGAGCGTCACCGGGTCTTGGATGTAGCGCTGTCTCATGGTCAGGCCGCTGGGATCTGCACACGCACGCGCTTGAGCTGGTACGTGCCATTCGTCGGCAGCGTCTGCGCGGTGCCGGGGGCGGTGCCGGTGTGGTCAGGCCCGCACCCGATCACCATGTCGAACCAGTTGTTCGACATCACCGAGCCGTTACGGCGCGAGGGCTGGTACTGGAACGACGAGCCGGAAGGAATGCACTGGTACATCCCGGTCGTCATGTTCCGGCACCAGTGCGTCGTCGATTGGGCCGCCGCCGCGCTGTAGGTCTGCACGCCGGTCGGAATGCCGTTCGTGAAGGTGGTCGTCAGCAGGCGGGCATCCATCGAGTTGCCCGAGCTGAACCACTGCAGCCAGATCGCGCCCGACAGATCCTCGAAGAAGCCGCCCAGGCTGCCCGAGTTGATGCCGGCGGCCGTCACCAGCTTGGCGATCTGTGCGCCGTTGGTGCCGCAGACGATCACGCTCCGCTGCTGCGTGGTGTTCGTGTCGCCTTCGTTGACGGCGATCCAGATGCGGCCCGACGAATCGAGGAACACGTCCTGGATGATGAAGCCGCCGTAGGCCGCCGCGGGCGGGCTGCCCGGCAGGTCGGTCGTGCGGTACGTCGGCATGGCCAGCGCGTAGATCGACAGCTGCGACGGATTCGACAGCGGCACCTTCCACATCCACAACTCGGGGTAGCGGCCCGAGCCGAAGTAGGTGCTGTCGGCGGCCGTGTTCGTCCAGGCCGCCGAGTAGTTCGGGTTGCGCGCTGCCGACCAGGCGTTGAAACGCACGTCCAGGCCACCGATGCCGACGATGTAGCCCTCGTGGCCGGGCGGGCTGACCCAGATGTGGTCGTAGTTGATGCGCGGGCCGCCGACATCGCGACCGTTGCCGAGCGCAGGGCCGGCGTTGGTCAGCAGGCTCAGGCGCTGCGAGTAGATTGGCGTGAAGGTCCACGTCGCGCCGTTCCACTTCATCAGCTGCCAGCGGATGATGGCGTCCATCTCGCTCGGGCTGTAGCCCAGCAGCGTGCTCCCCGTCGACGTGGACGCCTTGAGGCAGATGGTGCCGTCCGGACCGATGCCGGCCGCCGAGTAGGCAGTGCTCGAGGTGTTGATCTGCGAGAACCAGCCGATGTTGGCCGCGGTGTCGCTGCCCTGCCAGCGGTTGGGCACGAGCACCTTGTTGACTAGGTTCTTCGTGGCGCTGTTGGCGTAGGTGTAGATCGCATACGCCGGCACCGCACCGGTGCTGTCCGAGCAGATCAGGTGGACCTGATCGGTGACGGGATTGCGCAGCAAGTAGGCGTCCCAGTCACCCTGGTAGCGGGTGGCTGCGGTGATCGTGTCGATCTCGGTCCAGGCCGCGCCGTAGGTGCCGCCGGTGGCCGAACGCATCAGGTGAATCGTGTTCGTGCTGTCCTGCCAGATGAAGAACAGAGAACCGTCCTGCATGCGCGAGAACTTGGGCTGATGGCCGCCCCAATCGTTCGACCCATCGGTGCCCTGGCCGTAGTTGCCGGTCGTAGTGATGTACTCGTTCGCCGGCGTGCTGGGCGTCGGCACGGTCACTGAAGCCACGGTGCCCAGGTCGGCCAGCATGTGCGGGATGGAGTTGGCCGCCAAGCCACCCATCACGAGCTGACGCGCTGCCGTCGTGTTGTCGGTGGGGCCGCCGGTCATGCGGTTGTAGGCGGCGCTGCCTGCGGTGTCGGCCAGCTTCTTGATCGCGCCCGTTACCGAGTCGGTAGAAGCGACGCCGGCCGTGTTGTTGGTCCCGGCGACGAACCCGCTGATGGTTGCGGACGAGGGGTCGCCCCCGAGTGCCGCGGGGGAACCGTCCGGCTTCAGCAACTGGCTTCCCGTCCCGTCCGTCCAGATTGCCGGAAGAACGGTGGTCACACCTTGCGTGTCGGGGATGGTCACATCCGGTTGACCGATGCCGAGGGTGAGTTTCACTGACTGTCTCCTTGCTTGGCGGCACTGATCTGGGCGGCATCCAGCGTGGTCTGCGCCGAGATCTCGGCCACTTCCACGGCTGTCTCGCCCTTCATGCGCTGCAGCAGCAGTTGGAGGGTCTGGTTGATGCCCTGCATCGAGGCGTCGTGCTGCTGCTGGAACGCCGCCATTGCCTGGTCGTGGCGCTGCTGCATCAGCTGCATCGCCGCTTCGTGTTGCTGTCGCTGCGCTTCGAGCCGGACATCAGCCTGCGCCTTGGCCTGCGCGATGGCGATGTCGGCCTGCGCACGCGCCTGATCCGCCGCCTGGTCGGCCTGCATCTGCGCCTGCTGCATCTGCGCCTTGTTCTGCTCCTGCAGTTGGGTCTGCTGCATTTGCGCTTGCGCCTTGACCATCTCGGGATTCGGCTGCGGGTTCTGCGCCTGCCGCAGCGCAACCTGCTTGAGCTGGTCGGCGACCTGATCGATGGTCCCCTCGATGTTCTTGCCGACCCGGAAGCCACGAACACCGAACTTCAGCAACTCGATAGCCAACGGCGCGACCTGCGGGGCAGCCTGCCCAGCCTGAACGGCCTTCTCCATGAACTGCGAGACCGCCTGCAGGAACTCCATGCGGTCCTGCTTGTCCTGCTGCTCGTCCTGAAAGACCATCGAGTCGGTTGCGACCTCGATGCGGAAGATGCGCGTCACGTCCGACTGCAGCATCTGCACCGCCTGCGGCACCATCCGCTGGTCAGCCTGGCTCAGCTGTTCACAACCGCTGATCTGGCAGATGGTCTTGGCGTCGAAGCGCTTGCAGATGATTTGCGCCTTCAGCCGCAGCAGCCGGGTAGCGAAGCGCTCAACCTCATCCTGATACGTCTTCAGACGCATCGAGGCGTAGTTGTTCTTGATCTGCTGAGCGGTGGCGGTCTCGCTCGGCGCCGTCTCGCCGCGGATGATGTCGCTGATGCCCGTCAGCTCGTAGATCTGACCCTTGATCTGCTCGAATGCCTTGTAGGCTTCGGCCAGCGCCTGAGCCAGCGGCAGAATATCGACCAGATCAACGGCGCCCTTGAGGCCCTGCTTCTCAACGAAACCGGCCCAGTTGTCGACCGGGATCAGGTCGCCATTGCCCGATTCCTTGAACAGCCGCGCCAGTGCAGGGACCGAAGCGTCATAGACGCCGCGCACCTGAAGCGCATCCACGAGCCCATCGATCCGATCCGACAACAGGTCCAGTTCGCGCGCCTGGTCCTGGTACAGCGTGAAGTCAGGCAGCGGGACGAGGCTGTCCGTGGTCAGCGTCGCATAGAGCGGTGGCGGGCACGGGAAGAACTCCTCCAACTCCAGCGGGTCGGGGATGGCGCGGATGATCTTGCTGACGCTCTTGGACAGGAACACGCATTCCCCGGTGTCCTTGTCCCAGATCTCGAAGATCAGTGCGCGCTTTTGCACCGAATCGCTGTCGGTCGAGCCCTTGAGCTTGGAGAACTCCTCCGGCGTCGCATCCAGCGGGATGTCCTTGGCGTCATCGCCGAAGTGCCGCTCCAGCGCCGGGCGGGTCATGTAGACCTTGCGCCAGACGATGGTCACTTCTTCCCAGGTACGCGCCACGTTATGGCCGAAGTCGCGCCAATGCACGTAGTCGACCGGCGCGCATTCAAATGCCAGCTCCTCGGCAGTCTTGGTCTCGGTCTTTGCGTCCTCGGTCAGCGTTGGACCATCTTCGGGGGCGCCGGCTTCAATCTGCTGGAACGTCGGCTCATAGCGCACCCAGGCCACGCCGCGGCCGGCCAGGAAGCGGTCATAGACGCACTGTCGCAGGACGGCGCCGAAGTCCTCGTAGTGCTGCACCTCGAATTCGAGGGCGCGCTCCAGCATCAGCGCTGCGACTCGGCCAATGGGGTCGTCGTCCTTGAAGCGGCGCGAGACATCAGGCTGCGGCATGCGCGCGAACGTGGCCGCCTTGAGCGTCTGCACGTTCGACCACAGCACGTTGAACTTCGCGCCCTTGCGCCGCTCGGCCTGATCGTCGCGGTAGTCCTTGAGGATCTTGTCGGCGCGCTTCTCCCACTTCGCGAATTCGCGCTCGTAAGCGGCGATGTGGGCGAGATAGTGCTGAACGTCTGCCATGTCAGCTCATCCGCCTTGCCCAGATGTACCCGTCGCACACGAGGGACGTGCCGAAGGTGGACATGACCACGAGGTACACCGTCACTGGCGCACTGTTGGTCAATTGCCGCGAGGGCGACAGGATTTTGGGCGGCGTGGTCGCAGCCGTTGCATTGCGAACGTCCACCGCAGCCGCTGGATCGCCGGGCAGCGTGTTGTTCCCCAGCCCAATGCCGACCGACATGTTGGTGATCGTCCCGGCGCCGGCGTTGAAGACGGCCAGCCCAGAAATCTCCCAATCGCCGGGCTGGAACGTGGCCGAGAGCACCGTCTGCGCTGTGCCGGAGGTCGTGATGTTGACGCCCGTGGTGCTGAAGGACACGCGCTCGCCGACCTGACCGGCAGCCGGCGTCGTGCCGTCAAGGCGGCCGATCAGCGAGGTTGCCGGGTTGTGCAGCATCAGCCTTCCACCGCCACGAAGGCATGGCCCGTGGTCGTCGCGGTCACGGAGACCGCATTGGTCGGCACGTAAGCGGGCGCCGCGCGCTCGTAGGTGCCGCCTGGAGCGATGCTGAGACTGCGCACGCTGCCGGTCTCGGCGTTGCCGGTCAGCGAGATGTACAGCGGCTCGGTGGCCGTCGTCGGGTTCTCGATCAGCAGGTACATGCGATTCGAGTTCGCCGCCATCAACTGCTGGGGAGTGCCGCCGGTCGTCACCGTGCCACTGCGGTCAACAACTACGCCGCCACATTGCATGTCAGATCCTTCCCGATGCCTTGGGCACCGATTTCCATAGCGTTTCCAGCGGCGCGATCTCGAAGCCGTTCTTAGACCCGCGCACCGGCCACAGCGCGCTTTCCTGCGTCGGCTGCGGCTTCAGTTCTTCGAGCATCTGCGCCCCATAGCTGAAGGCGTCCCCCGGGTGTGAAGCCCAGTTGTGCTTGGGCTCCTTGCTGAACGTGCGCGTGTCCTGGTCGTACTCGTAGGCCCAGGAGGTCAGCCCCTCGATCCCTTCGGCGCACTCGCTTTCATCGAACCAGCAGCGGCCGATGACACGGCGCGCCGCATTGATGCGGTGCTCGATCTTGGTTTGCGGCACGATGCGAACATGCTCGGCGCCAAACGCTGCCAGGAAGCGCTCCAGCGGCGAGTGCTTGGCGGCAAAGGTCTTGTTGCGCGCGTCGTGCGGCAGCCAGAGCAGCCCCAGCCGGTAGCCCTTTTCCTTCAAGTACGCCTTGAGGAAGTCGATCCAGTCGTCGGCATCCCGGCCGGATGCGCCCTCGTAGCCCACCACACCGAAGCCGTCCATGCGCGGCTGCCAGAACCACCATGCCGCCGTGTCGCGGAAGCCTAGGTCGGAACTGATGTGGACGACGCCGCCTGCCGGATCGAACACACCATCGAAGATGCGGCCCTGCGCCCTCGCCCGACCCATCCAGCGCCCGAGCACTGCACCCAGGATCGCGGCATCGAACGAGCAGAGGTACTCCTGCTCGAACATCGCCTGCCCCATGTCTTCGCCGAACTCGGCGATGTAGGACAGGCGCTCGGCTTCGAGCTGCTCGGCGGTGAACACGCCCGTCTTGTGGGCGTCCAGCACCTGAGCGAACGAGCCGGGTTCCTGCTGCGCAGCCTTGAGCGTGCTGTAAGCGTGGTTCTTGCCGCGCGGGGTCGTGATGAAGATCTGCCAGCCGCCGTTTTCTGCCAGGATCGGCCGCAGGTAAGCGCGGGCACTCGGATTGGACAGCGCCCACTCGGAGTACACGATGCCGGCCGGTGTCGATCCGACCAGGCTGTTGAAGTTGTCGCTCCCCACCACCTGCCAGGTCGAGCCGTTCTTGAACTCGATCTGCATCTCGTTGTTGCGCGTGGTCTTGCGCAACTCCTGCGGGAACGCCTCGTCGATCCTTCGGCGGCCGGTGTGCGGGTTCACCGCATCCCAGATGGCCTTACGCGCTTGGCTCGCCTCGGGCAGCATGTGCCAGTAGCCCGCCACCCGCTCGAACGCTGCACAGGCCGTGCGGTGCAGGCTGATCTCATCCTTGCCGCTGCGGCGGTGCCAGATCAGTTCGGCGTGGCGGCCGCCGGCTTGCAGGTAGCGCCAGGCGGGAAGCTGGTACGAGCGAGGTGACCAGCCGTTGGGCAGGTCAATCTCCATCAGAACTGCTTGATGTTGACCGTGATGCCGCCGGAGTGCTCAAGCTCGCCCTTGACCTGCAGCGGCAGCACCTTGCCCACCAGCGCCAGGAAGGCGGCTGGGTGGCTCTCGGCCTTGTCGGCCAGATAGGTCATCCCGCCGGCTTGATCCAGCGCGCCGAGGATCAGATCCTTCAGTTCGCGGGTGAGCTTGTTCTGCGCCCCCTTGGGGCGGCCAGGGCCGGATTTCTGGCCTTTTTTAAATTCAGGCATGGCATCCCTCCGTGAGTGGTCACGTTGGTCCGCTAATAAGGAGCCCAGGCCGGCTATGCGGCGTTTTGGAGGACTGAGGTCGCGGCAGCGATGTCGCAGCGGCCTGGGCATAGGGTTGGCGTTGCGCCAATGAGAAAAGCCCGCTGGGCGAACCATGCGGGCTTGTGGGGTAGCTGTGGTCAGCCTACCTACTTCCGTCACTTTACGGAAATCAGTGCCGCCCGTCCATTTCCGCATACCCTATCCATGTCAGCGGAAAGCAGCGCCGCCGCCTCGTGCAGCCAGTTGCGCCACGTCCTGTCGGTCACGTCGTACAGCGTTTGCAGTTCGGCCTCCACGGCGCGTGCAGTCCACGGCTTGAAGCAGCGCATGATGACCAGCCGATGTCGCGTTTCCAGCTTGTCGATGCACTCGCCGAGCTTGTCGATCTGGTAGCCCGTGTAGCCGGTGGGCTCGTAGCTGCGCGCTGGCTGCTCCGTGCGCTCGCGAAACATCGGACTGATGCAGGGATAGCCCAGCGCCAAGCGGACATCGCGCATGCCCCAGATCACCAGCATGTCGTCGAGCCAATCGGGCTGCACCGTGCTTCGCTTTGCCATCACTTCCCTCCTACGGCCACCTGAGCCGACCCCATGAGCCCGAGCGCCCTCAAGGCACCCTCCACGTCCTGCACGATGGACAGCGGGCCACCGATCCACGCCGCGTGAAACGCCAGTTGATCCGGCGTCAGCAGTCGGGCGCTCGGCGGCTTGCTGCCATCCTTGACTTCCATCAGCAGGGTCTGGCCTCGGAAGCACACCACGAGGTCAGGGAAGCCGCCGCCGACCATGTGCGTCGGGATCACCAGCGCGCCAGCCTTGCGCAGCGCAGCGACGATTTCCGGCTGGTTCGCGTCGATCTTGGCTGCTCGTCTCACACCTTCTCCCCGAGCGCCTTGAGCGCAGCGATCACGGAATCAAGGTCGCGTTGCCAGCTATCGGCCAGTGGCCGCCAGCCCATCGCCTCGGCATCCTCGACTCGCGCTTCACAGCACGCGCGCATCTTTCGCAGCCCGCACAGGTTGCGATTGCGGGTGTGCTCATGCAGGATGCGGGGCACCTCGAGCAAGCCTTGGCGTGCGCTGCTCACGCCCAGCTCCCGACCTTGAGCGGCGGCAGGTTGTTCTCGATCTGCTCGCGCTTGACGTTCAGCAGACGGGCAGCAGGACCGAACTGCGCCGGTGACTTGGCAATCGTCACCTTCGTGTCGCTAGTGATCTGCGGGATTTGGTCGGCCCACTTCACTTTCGGCTCAGCGAATCGCATCGGTGCGGGCTCGGCCTTGAGCGGGTAGCGCGGCGCCTGGTGCGGCTTGGGTTGGCTCTGGCGCCGCCGAGCCATGCGCTTGGCGTTCTCCTGCCGCTGATGGTCTGCCGCGGCTTGCTTGCGCTGCTGCTGAATGGCCAGCAATTGCTCGGCGTAGCGGTCGGCGTCGGCCTGCGAGGTGAAGTACCGGCGCAGTGCCCGGACGCCCACCGCGATCAGTCGGCCCTCGCGCATGAGCCAGCCGGCGTTGTTGCCGATCTGGCGCGTGTCCCATGTGGGGCAGAGGTCGCTGGCGCTGCAGCCTTCGGGGCGCGAGGCCAGTTCGAGCAGCTTGGTGCTGATGCCGTTGTGGATGGTCATGCAGCCTCCAGTCGGTAGGGTTCGAGCGGCGCGGTGCGGGTGTCGCAGAAGCGCATGCACTGCTCGGAGAACCACAGCTTCACGCGGCCTTCCCAGGCTCCGTTTCGCTGCTTCTCGACGGTCACGAGCGCGTCGGGCTCATCGCCAATCGTGAAGTCGTTGGGGTCGGCTTCTAGCTTGGCCTTCTTCGCCCGATTGGCCCACACGGTGATGACGTTGTGCGCTTGGTCGCTGATGGCCGCGGTGCCGCGAAGGTCGTACTTCGACGGCGGCTTGCTCTCGTCCTGCGGCTTGCGGCAGTGTGCGATGAGGTGGATGTGCAGCCCGGTTTCCTGCGCCAGCCGCACGAGGTCGGTGACGAACTGCTTTTGCTCGTCCAGGCTTTCCTCGCTCGCGCAGACCATCATCAGCGAGTCGATGAAGACCTGCGTGCCCTTCAGCTCCTGCGCGAAGTAGTTGCCCACCGCGAGGCACAGCTTCGGCTCAATGCGACCGAGGTGGTCGAACATCCACAGACGGCCATCGGTCCAGTCGCTGAAGTGATCGAGGCTGGCGTCGGCCGGGCGGGCCACGCCGAAAGCCTGCGTGGTCATGCGCCGCAGCGTGCGGACCGGGTCCATCTCGAAACTCGCCATGAGCACCCGCTCGCGCTGCACGCACAGGTCGAGCGCCACCTGCCCGGTGAACATCGACTTGCGGTGCCCGTTGTAGCCCGCCCAGCAGGTCAGTTCGCCCGGCCGGAACTCGATGTCGTTGCGCAGCTTGGTCGAGAACATGTGCGCCTTGGGCGCGTTCTTGGCCTTGAACTGCGCGCGCAGATCGTCGCGGTACAGCGACGCCGGCCGCACCTTCACCTGCGCCTCGGTCTGGCGCATGTAAGCGCTGAAGTCGATGTCGTCACGCAGCCATTGCATGGTCTGCCCTCCTCCAGTGGAAAACTTCGTCGTTGAGCACCGCCACGACCTCCGCAGCACCGGCGGAAATCACCGCATCGACCACAGCGGCAACGCGACGCCCTTGGCCGAGCACATGCACCCGCAGGCCGATGACGAAGCGCAGATCGATCCGGCGCGGATCGTCGGCGGGGCCGAGTTGCACCGAGGCGCGTGCCGGGCTCGACTCCGGCCATGAGCGCAGCAGCCGCAGCGGCAGGCCACCATCGGCGTCGAGGAACACGCTCACCGGGCGCACACCGCGGCAGCGCATGGCGATGACAGCTTCGTGGCCCTTCACTTCGCCCCCGCCCATGGCTGGTTCGCGGCCGGCGACTGCTCGCCCTTGACCCAATCGGCCTCGAAGGACTGCCAGCCGCGCTCGACGGCCTTGCGCAACGCCCTGTCCGGCGCCCATCCGACCCGCTCGGCCTGCCGCTTGATCCCTCGCCACGCCAATGGCGTCAGAGGCGCCCGCTTTCGCCTTCGGATCGCCAGGAACTCGGCTGCGACTTCGCCATCGACTCCATCGGCCTTGAGGTCATCGACGGTGAGTGACGCGGAACGCGGCGCCTTATTCTTTTCCTGTTCCTGTTCCTGTTCCTGGTTAAGCAAGGGTTCCGAAACGGTTCCGCAACCCTTTTCGCTTTCGATGTCTGTAAGACCAAGAACGACACCGCATTTACGAGTGAAATCGGCCTTCCAGGAGCAGGCATCGGGAATCGATGCAACGCACTTCACGGCTGCTTTGCGCTGGTTCGGGTTCTCGGGCGCGTTCCACTCCAGGTACTTGCACACCCAGACCCACTTCGTGACCTCGCAGCGGGTTGCAAAACCCTTCTCAGCGAGGTTTCGGAACCCTTCGGCAACCCTTTCAGCAGACCATTGAAGGTCTTCGCATGCGTAGCCGTCAGGCACGCGGAAGACGCCTGCAATGGTTCCGTGTTGGCACGTCAGCAGGTACAGCGCGAGCGTGCGGCCGTCTTCGGTGAGCCCTCGGAAATCAGGGCTCTCCCAGATGCGGCTGAAGACCTTCCCGTAGTCCCTCACAGGTTCACCTCGCGCACGAACTCGGCATGCATGCGCTGCTGGTGAGCACGCAGCAGCTCGCGCGAATGGGCCTCGCTGTTGAGCCCCTGCGCCTTGATGGCGTCCAGGTCGATCACCGCTCGGTCCCACTCTCGCCAGACGTGGGCGTCGGTGCGTTCCGTGGCCTCTCCCACCGGGATGAAGGCAAAGGGCCGGTAGTCCAGCGGCGGCAGCGTGGCGGGCTTCATGCGGCCGGCCTCCAGGTAAAGACGCTGGCAGCGAACTGCTGTTCAGCCCAGGCCCTGCCACGTCGGATATCGGACACCATTGCAGGGCTCACGTCCGTAGCTCCCGCAATGAGGATGTCGGGTACGCCAGCTGCGGCAAGCTCACGGACTGCGCGGGCCTGCTCCAGCGAGTACAGCGTGCACTCGCGTGCGCGGGCCGACAGCGTGATCGCTGCCCGCGTCGATTGCATGTGATCGGCCTTGCCGTTGCGCTTGCGCGCCTTGAGCTGGTCGCCGCGCTTGCCGAGCCTCAGATGCGCGAGGCACACGCAGCGCTCGTTGCTGCAGTCGCGGTAAACGATCCGGCCTGCAGGAATCTCGCCGCGCTCCAACTGCCACAGCAGGCGCGGAACGATGACGTTGGCCGACTTGCCGTCGATGCGCGTCTTGAGAATCGGCACGTGCTTGGTCATACCAACGCCCATCGTGTGCTGCCATTCGAGACAGTCGCCGACCTCGATGCATGCCGCAAGGTGCGGCGCGAGCTTCAGGCGCAGTGAATCGAGATTCATGCGACCCCCTCATTCAAGGGTGCCGTCCCCACATCTAGGGGTGACGGCGTAAGAGCGGCGTCAGGACACTGCGCGCCATGCGCAGAAACCCTGATGTGAAAGCCGCTGCACGCCCCAGCCGACCCCAAATCGCGTTGGGAGGAGGAGCGGTGCGGGCCAGCATCGACAGCCGGCGTGACAGCGCTAAGGGTGAGGGAGCCGGCCTCCATAGCCGCGTCACGCTCTGCCAGAACTTCCTGGAAGGGTGGTGTGTGGTTGACGCTCTCGTTGAGCAGGTGGCGGCGTCTCTCAACGCCGGTCCAGGGGACACGCACCATCGGCTCCAGGCGCTGAGGGGGCTGGGCGTGACCGATGGCCCGGTACGAGTCGAACTCGTCGGGGGCGCAGTCCACGCCAGGGCGCAGGAGGTGGTGCAGCGGCATGGCTATTCGCCGCGGGCGGCCAGCTTCTTTGCCTTGAGGTCGGCTCGGCGGTCGACTTCAGCCGGGATCTTCAGAGCGAGGTCGTGCTCGTGACGGCGGTCGCCCAATTCCGGCCAGTAGTCGCGCCAGTCGGTGCGCAACTCCTTACGTGAGATGCCAGTGATGCGCTCGATCGCCGCACACTTGTTCGCTGGAGCTTCGCCGCGCTGCCGCCAGTTGCTGACGGTCTGCGTCGATTCCTCAAGCTGCCTGCCGAGGGCAGCGACGCCACCCGCGATGCGAATGGCGCGTTCGATGGCGGATTCTTGACCCATGCTGCCGATTCTAAACGGGCCGTTTAGATGCGGTCAACAACTTGTTCTGCGCAGTATTCACACTGCGTGTATGGATACCGTGTGGCACGCCGTTGACCGGGAACTGGAGCGGCGCAAATCCGTCGGCGAGGCGCCAGGGACGTGGGCCGCGCTCGCCCGTGACATCGGTGAGTCGCAGCAAACGGTCAACAACTGGAAGCGGCGCGGCATTCCTCCACGCCAGCACGCAGCCATCGCGCAGTCGCTCGGCTGGTCTACGGACGAATTGCTCGGTTTGACCGTCCGCAAACGGTTGGCTCAATCCGTGAGCCTGGAAAAAATTACAGTACCCACTCTGATTGAGTGGGGGGAAGTAGTGAGCGAGAAGGAACTGCCTGCCGTGTTCGAGGTACAGGCGCCGGATGACGCGATGGCCCCTCGCGTGAGGGTCGGGCAAACGATCAAGTTCGACCGCACCATCGAACCGCGGCCGGGCGACGGGGTGCTCGTGCGAGACGCATCCGGAGCGCCCTACTTCCGGCTGTACCGCGCCGGTCGGCCAGGCGAGTGGGAAGCGCATGCCTTGAACGAGGCATACCGGCCGCTCGATTCCGTCCGGGATGGCCTGCAGGTCATCGCGGTCCTCGTGGGAGTGAATGCCCGTTGGGCATAAGGAGGTGGCGAAGATGAAGATGCGAAAAATTGCGGGACTGCTCGCGGCGCTCGCCTTGGCCGGGTTGGCTCATGCCCAGGAAACCGTGAAGGTGAAATCCGGCCAAAAAGTGCTGGTCGCGCCAAAAGCCGAAGGCGACGGCGTAGGCCGCTACGTTCTAGGGCAGATCAGCGACTTCCGCGCCGATCAGTACCTCTTGGACACCAAGACCGGGCGCATCTGGCAGGTGAAGCTCGATGCGAAGCTCGGTGAAGTGCTGGTGCCGGTAGGGTTCGTTGGAACCGACGGCCAGCTCATGGGCTGGGAGCCGCTGCCAAAGTAGGACCGCTGGGAGTGCAAGCCGGGGTGGGAGAGGAGGCTGCAAAACTAGGCAATCCACACGGTTGCACTGCTTCGCACGTCGTGTCACACTACTTCCGTCATCGGCGAAAGCCGGCTTGAGTCTGCCGCTTGGAAGATAGTGGCAGCGGCCCGGGAAGGCGATCCCAAGCTGCTCCGGGCGTCGTCGGAAGCCCCCTCACCGGGGCTTTCGTTTTTTAGATGCTCCCCTACCTACCTAAGACCGGCGAGGTCCTGGTTTGCAATTTCGACAACGGTGGCTTCACACCTCCTGAGATGGTGAAGCGTCGGCCGGTTGTCGTCGTATCGCGCAAAGACAGCCACGAGCGCAAGTTGTGCACGGTTGTCCCCATCTCGGCGACGCCACCGGATGTCGTGAAACCGTGGCACCACCCGCTGCCGCACCTCCGCGTTCCAGGGTTCGCCGACACCGAGGAGCGATGGGCCAAGTGCGACATGATCTCGACGGTTGGCTTCTCGCGCCTGAACAAGCCGTACCGCTCTGCGTTCGGGCAGGGGCGCCAGCACATCGGCGTGTACCTGCACGACGACGACCTGAAGGCCGTCCGCGAGTGCATCCGTCACTACTTGCTGCTCCACCTCTAAGCCCGCCCCAGCGCGGGCTTTTTCACGCCCGCTCACAGCCCGCCGATGCGCGGGCTTTTTTTCGACCCTGCGGCGCCTGTTACAAAAAACTAAACGGGACAACTCAACTTCCTGTTGACTTCGCTAAACGTGTTGTTTAGGATTCATCCCATCGACACGCACCACACGGAGCAGCGGAGATGGAGAGCAAGACCACCAAGCACGCGATCAAACACCGCTACACCGATGCGGTCCTGTTCGAGTGCGATGTGCCCGATGGCGTCGAGAGCGGCATGCGCGCTCGCTACGTCCTGGAGAGGGCTGTTGAAGCGCGCGCCAACCTCGCGCGCGCCAACCTCGCGGGCGCCAACCTCGCGGGCGCCTACCTCGCGCGCGCCAACCTCGCGGGCGCCAACCTCGCGGGCGCCAACCTCGCGGGCGCCAACCTCGCGCGCGCCAACCTCACGGACGCCAACCTCGCGGGCGCCAACCTCGCGGACGCCTACCTCGCGCGCGCCAACCTCGCGGGCGCCAACCTCGCGGGCGCCAACCTCACGGACGCCAACCTCACGGACGCCTACCTCACGGACGCCTACCTCACGGGCGCCAACCTCACGGACGCCAAGTGGCGCGATCTCGTTATCACGAAGACGCCGCTGCAGATCGGCGGCCTGAAGTGGTTCGTCACGATCCTTGACGCCCACATGCAGATCGGCTGCCAACTGCATTCGCTGGAGGAATGGGAGGCGTTCGACGATCGGCAGATTGCCGAGATGGATGGTCGCGACGCCCTGCGATTCTGGCGAGAGAACAAGTCGATGCTGCTCGGCTTCGCGCGTGCCGCTGGCCGCTCGTTCGACTCCGTCGAGCCCGTTCAGGAGGCCGCATGAACGCACTCGGATTCAGCGGCAACGGCCGGGTCGGCGGTGAAGGCGCGCAGTTCGACGCAACTGCGGTCAGCCAACGCGAATGGGATCACGAGGTTGCCTGTGCGCTGCGCAGCCTCAAGGCCAACGAGGTGCTCAACGAACTGGCCGAGGTCGAGGACTTCATCGACGCCGCGGTCGCCAAGAGCCGCCCGGACCTGATCGGCGCGATCTACATGGCCGTGCGTCGGGCCTATGCCGAGCGCATGGCGTTCTCGTGGCTGTACGGCAAGCCGATGCAGGGCAACGACGCGCAGACCGTCGTGGCGAACCTGCTGATCGGCATGCAGGAGGTGCAGTGATGACCCTCTACTCCGCCGAAATGGCCCTGCGTGCTCGCCGTGAGCAGCAGCAGGCCGAGGAACACCACGCCATCGAACTGACCGACGAGCAAGTCGCAGCTGTCGATGAGCAATCCGATCAAGTGGAAAGGGACGAGCAATGAACACAAAGCCGACCCAGGGGCCGTGGGCCGTCAACGAATTCGACGATCTTGATGGCGACCACCACATTCAAGTATGTGCCGATGGCAACGGATGCCCGGTGGCGCACTTGTATGAGAACGGCCGCGAGACGCGAGCCAACGCCCGCCTGATCGCTGCCGCGCCTGAACTGTTGGAGGCACTGCAAGCCTTCATCAATGCCGAGCACCTGTTGCCGCAGTTGAGCGGCCCGGCTGCTGTCGCGGTGATCGAGGCTCGTGTCAAAGCCGTCGGCGCGATTTCCAAAGCCACCGGGAGCGAAGCATGAACTTCGACGACCCCTTCACGCTGGAAACGCTGGCGTTCGCCGTCATCGGCGTCCTGGCGCTGGCCCTCCTCATCACGGGAGCCTGACATGGACTGGCAAGACGAATCCTCGTTTGCAAGCGTCTTCGATGGCGCCTGCACTGGCCCCTGCGGCGGTTGCGGCAAGGACTGCCCTACCAAACAGGCTTGCGAGCAACCGGAACTGGGTTGCGAAGGCGGAGAGCTGATCGTTGGCCTGCTGCTGGCGCTGGCGATCTTGTGCGTTCTTGCGGCCATCGTCGAGTCGGGGGCGCCGCTGTGATCGAGCACGCCATGCAGCTTCCGGTGGACATACCGCCTGGGCACGTGGGGCCCGTAGTGCTCCCGGGCACGGGGAGATCGGTGTACTGGACCGGACGCGTTGCCATCGGCATCCGCCACAAGCCCGCAGACAAACACCATGAGCCGGTGCCGCACTCGCAGTTGTGGGTGCAGGAGCTGTTGCTCGACGACAGGAGTAAGTGATGGAAATCCAATTGATCGAACCGCCTGAAGAAGCGCCAGCGCGCGAGCTTCAACCGACCACGCCGGCACAGTTGCTCGCCATCGCAGTGCAGCGCGGCACTGACCTTGCGCAGTTGGAACGGCTGATGGACCTGCAAGAGCGCTGGGAGCAGCGCGAAGCGGCAAAGGCCTACAACCTCGCATTCGCTGCCTTCAAGGCGGAGGCCGTCGAGGTCATCAAGAACAAGCGGGTCAGTGTTGGTCCGTTGTCTGGCAAGAGCTACGCCGAGTTGCATGCCGTGGTCGAGGCGGCGACGCCGGCCCTGTCGAAGCATGGCTTGTCGGCATCGTGGCGCATCACCAAGGATGCGCCGGACTGGATCGAGGTGACCTGCACCCTCCGGCACACGCTAGGCCACTTCGAGGCTGTTGCGATGGGGGGGCCGCCCGATGTCGGGGGCGCCAAGAACGCCATCCAGGCCCGCGCTTCGACCGTCTCCTACCTGGAACGCTACACCTTCAAAGCCATCTGCGGCCTCGCTGAGAAAGACGAGGACTTGGATGGCAACGCGCCAGACGACGGCGTGCATCCGGAGATGAAGGCCGCCAAGAGCGTTCAAGAACTGGTGAAGGTGATGAACAGCCTCAGCCCGCAGGACAAGAAGCGGTATCTCAGCTACTTCAACGCTCGGCAACAGGAGTTCCGTGATGCAGCAGCGAAGTGACGAGTGGTTCGCCGCCCGGTGCGGCAAGGCGACGGCGAGTCGATTCAAGGACATCCTCGCCACGATCAAGAGCGGCGAAGCGGCTGACCGCCGCAACTATCGCGCGGCGCTGGTCTGCGAGCGCCTGACCGGCAAGCCAGAGCAGAGCTTCGCCAATGCGGCGATGCAATGGGGCACCGAGCAGGAGCCGTTCGCCCGCATCGCCTACATGGCGACAACCGGCGCATTCGTTGAAGAAGCCGGGTTCTTCGAGCACCCCGAGCTGGCCGCGGGCGCCTCCCCAGATGGCCTGATCGGCGATGACGGCGGCTTGGAGATCAAGTGCCCGAACAAGGCGACTCACCTGGCGACGCTGCTGTCCGGAAAGATGCCAGCCGAACACCTGCCGCAGGTGCAGGGCGCCATGTGGATCACCGGCCGCAAGTGGTGGGACTTCGTTTCCTACCACCCGGAGTTCCCGGAACACCTTCAATTATTCGTCCAGCGCATCGGTCGCGACGACGCCTACATCAACCAATTGGCCCTGGCCGTGTCCCTGTTCCTGTCGGAAGTTGACGAGGCGGTCGAGGCCCTGCAAAGGAAGGCCGCATGAGCTACACGCCGAAGGACAACAGCGGGTCGCTGTTCAAGAACGACAAGCGCGAGAAGGACACGCACCCGAACGCCAAAGGCACCGCGCTGATCGGCGGCGTCGAGTACTGGGTGTCAGCCTGGACCAAGCAGCGAGACAACGGCGAGAAGTGGCAGTCGCTGTCGTTCACGCCGAAGGAACAGCAGCGCACTCACGGCGAAATGAAGCGCGACGAGACGCTGAACGGCCGCCAGCAGGCCGAGGTCTACCGCACGCAGCCGAAGTCGCGCACCGGCTTCGACGACATGGACGACGACACCCCGTATTGACCATGCGCCGCACCCCGCTGCAATCCAAAGCCGCGCGCTTGTACGTCAAGCCCGAGCGCCGGCTACCCGAAGTGCCGGCCGTGCCGCCGAAGCCGAGGGCCGTGATGTTGGCGGCAAACGATGCAGTGAGTGCGGCGCCAAAGGACCGGCGCGAGTTGTTGCCCGGCGATGAGGCACGGCTGTGGGCTCACGTGCGCAGCCTGCCGTGCGCCAGGTGCTGGCGCGAAGGGATGACGCAAGTAAGCCACTCGAACCAGCTGATCGACGGCAAGGGTCGCGGGCTCAAGGCGTACCCGTGGCGGGTAGCGGCTCTGTGCGTCGAGTGCCACGCAATGATCGACCAAGGCAAGGACATGAGCAAGACCGAGCGGGTCGAGGCGTGGAACAGCGCGCATCGATGGACTGTTGGCGAACTGTTCGTTCGTGGATTGGTGAGGCCTGCGTGAGAACCGTTCTTCACCTTCGAGACGCCCAGCGCGGTCATGAACTGTGGCGCGAGACGTGGCAGGCGCTCAAGCCGTGGCTGCTGTCCGGCCATCGCTTCGAGATCGACGTGCGCCCCGAGCGCCGCACCACCGAGCAGAACAGCCTGCTGTGGGCGCTGCTGACCGAGCTGTCGCAGCAAGTGGTCTGGTACGGCCAGACGCTGACGGCAGAGGAGTGGAAGTGGGTGCTTTCAGCAGCGTTGAAGAAGCAGCGCGTCGTACCCGGCCTCGACGGCGGCTTTGTTGTCCTCGGGCAGTCCACGTCGCGCATGAGCAAGGCCGAACTGTCGGACCTGATCGAGTTGAGTTATTCCTTCGGCGCGCAGCAGGGCGTCGTGTTTCATACATCGGAGCGATGAGCAAGAACACACCACAAGCAGCGCAAGCGCTGGCGGATGCCACGGAGAAGGCCCTTCGTAGAGCCTTCGAGTTGGGACATCGCCATTGGCGAGATTCCGACAGCGAGAGCTTCGCAGCCAACCGGCGAGCCGATGTGACGCGGGCTACGTTCGAGCAGCTTGTCGCCAACACCGTCCTCGCCTCCCAGGCAGAGCCGCCAGCAGCGCAGAAGCCGCTGGTGCAGCCGTTGAGCGATGGGCGGATTTGGGATGCTGCTTGGGATGCCGGGCTCGATGAAGGCGGCCATGTGATTGACGCGGCCGGCTTCGGACGCATCATCCAGCGCGCCTGTGCCGAGGCCTGGGGCCTGCGACTGAACGAAGAGCCGAAAGGCGATGCGTCACTCACCAACCAAGGGGCCAGCAATGACTGAACTTCTCGACCAAGACTGGCAGCGAAACATTGCCAGCACCACCGAGAACCATGTCGCACAGATGTGCCATGCGATCGCTGGGCAGGCGACGCTGCCGAGCGTCCTGTATCGGCCGTCGTTGACCATCGATGGCGACAGGTGGTGCGCGTTGTACGGCTCCAACCTGCAAGACGGCGTGGCTGGCTTCGGAGATAGCCCTGACGCCGCGATGTGGGACTTCAACCGGGCCTGGAGCGTCAAGCTCGCCACCCACCAGAAGGACAAGCCATGAGCACCACCGACCCGATCCGCGAGGCGTTGAGCTTGAACAATGTCTCCCAGTTGTTGCTGGACATCAAGCGATGGCGACATGTAACCTCGCTTCCCAAGAAGATCGCAGGCTGGGGTAGTCTGGCCGCGTTCGATGAATGGAACGCGAACCTGTGGCAGCGGTTCGACGCCACCGTCGCCGCCCTCGCCCAGCAGCCCACCAGCGAGGGCACAGCCAGCGCAGAGCAACTGAAGTCAGCGCGGGCGTACATCAAGGACATGGAGGGCTCGCTACAGCAGATCGCCGATTGCGTTGGCTTCAAGATGCACAGCGGTGTGGCAGCAGATGACCTGATCGCAGCCGTTCGCTCGGCGGTGGGCACAGCCAGCGCAGAGCAGGAGCCCGTTGGCATCGTTCAAGTGCTTTCTATCGCTGGCTACCCGATGCCGAACACGAGCGGCGTGGAATGGCTGCGGCCGGTCCCTGCTGGGGCCAAGCTATATCTCGCCGCCTCCCCCACAGCCGAGCAGGGTGCGCCAGCAGCACCAGTGGGGGCGACGTATCTGACCCGCCTGGTCGACCGCCTACTAATGCCTCCGCCGAGCATGCCGGCATCGGAGATTGCAAAGCTGCATCAGGAAGCCGCGGCAATGCTGCATATGCTCGCCAGATCCACCCCACCGCAAACGCCAGCACAAGAGGCGCAACAAGGGCTGGGCGTTCCGGCTTCGCCGTCGGGCTCTCCGCTCCAACCTGCGGTTTCCGCTGCGATCCCTAACGCGGGCGAGCGCGATCAATGAGCCGCCGCAGCCACTCCAGCCCGTTGGCGTCGATCTTCGCCCACTGTGCGGCGGTTAGGCGGATGGAGCGCTGCTCCAGTTTCTGCTCTGGCGGAACTGGCGGGCGTCCGCGTGGTTTCTTGTCTTCCATGTCCGGCAGTTTACTGCATCACAAAAAGTGCTTGCAAGCCTTGATTTCTTGAATCACAATAACTGCACTGACAAACGCCACGGAGCCAATGAAATGCAAGCCATCAAGACCGACGACAGCGTGACCACTTGCGATTGCTGCGGACGCTCGGGCCTGAAGTTCACGGTACTGATGAGCAACGGCGCCCACTACGGTTCCGTGTGCGCCACCAAGCACGCTGGCAAGACCTTCACGGAACTCTCCGCCGAAATGAAGGCGTCGGAAGCGGCGCGTATTGAGGCAGCCAAGTCTGAGTACCGCGCTCACCCTGCTTATGCTGCCCTGCTGGAAAAGATGGCTCAACGGCCCCGCGCGATGCTCGGCAAGCTGGCTGCCGACTTCGTCCGCGCTGAGAGCGATGCGGAACTGACTGCCCGCCGCGACATCGCCGCCAAGCATGGTGTTCGTCCCTACCAACTTTGAGGCATGTATGAGTGAATGCACGACTTCGGCGCAATGCACGAACGAGGAATACGAAGCGGCACGCGCCGCAGGTCTTCTGATTGTCACAACAGAGGACGAGAGGGCGATTCACGCGTTCGCTGAAGCCATCAGGTCAGCGCATGAAACCTGGGAAGGACTGACTGCCAAAGAGTGGGCGCAGCTATACCACGCGCTTCAGGAGGATGCCTTGGACATTGCAAAAATCTCCCGCAAGGTTGGAGATAGCTATCGCGCTGCATATGCGCGAGGGATCGCAGCGGACGCCCGAAGGGCTGGAGCGGAGAGCCCGGTGCCGTCAGGCACGCGCCCGGAACAGCAAAGCACCGAGAGCGCACAAACCAACGAGAGCACCGCAGTAGCAGCGCAGCAGCCGCTGACGCAGGATGCGAAGTCCCGGATGTACGGGTCTGCACTCATGCGTCCGAAGCAAGGCCCAATGACCAGCATCTGCTGGTATCTCGCAGGCGTCGAAGACGCAGAGCGCGCCCACGGCATCGGCACACAGGCACAGCAGGAGAGTGGCAGTAATGGCAAGTGACAAGACCGGCGGCGGCCCGGCGTTCGCGCGCACCCTGTCGAAAGAGGAGCGCGAGGCGCACGCGCTGCAGGGGTGTGGTCCGGCGCCGTTCGGCCATGAAGGCATGACCCTGCGCGACTACTTCGCGGCGAAGGCGATGCAAGGGCTGTTGTCGCAGAGCATGGTCCCCACACTTGGAAGCGACCAGAAGTACGCGGCGGAATACGCCTACGCGATGGCCGACGCCATGCTCGTCGCGCGGGGGCGTTCATGAAGATCGACTGCACGAAGTGTGGCGCGCCGACCGAGTTCCCGCCTGATCACAACTCGCGCCAAGGCTATTGGTGCAAACCATGCCGTAGCCGCGCATCGGTCGAATCAGCGCGCAGACACCGGGAGCGCAAACGAGCGTCAAACAACGCGTACTCATCTCGCAACTCAGCCAACCGCGCAGCGAAGACGGCGAAATATCGAGCTCTCCACCCAGAGCGTAGAGCTGCGCACCAGGCGGTGCAAACAGCCATGCGCAACGGGACGCTGACATCCAAGCCTTGCGAGGTCTGCGGCACTCGGAAAGTTCACGCACATCACGACGACTACGGAAAGCCGCTTGAAGTCATCTGGCTCTGCCATTCACACCATATGGCGCGCCACGCCATGCTCAAAGCGAGGCAAGCATGACTGACAAGACCGACGACCTGCCGGCGCTGCCGTTCTCGTACTCGATGGTTGGCGGGCACCGCATGCCGAACAGGGCAGGCGGGTGGTACGACGCCGATCAGATGCGCGAGTACGGCCGCCAGTGCACCATCGCAGCAGCCAAGCGTGCGGCGCAGGTGTGCTACCGAGAAGCCGAGGGCGTCGAGGGGCTGATGTGCATGCAGGCCATCGAGCGCGAGTTCGGCATCGAGAAGGAGCAGGGCAATGCCGATCAAGCCTGAGAACAGGGCTCGCTACCCGAAGAACTGGCCGGCTGTTCGTGCGGCGATTTTGGAGCGGGCCGGCGACGCCTGCGATCGGTGCAAGGCGAAGAATCACACCCGCATTGCGCGCGGTGCCGGGGACGACTCCGGAACCTACATGACCGACTCAGGCGACGTGTTCGACGACTCTACCGGCGAGCACCTGGGCCAATGCCGGATGAGCGACTACCACTTCGATCGCATGACTGATGTCGTGCTGACCATCGCTCACCTCGACCACACGCCTGAGAACTGCGCACCCGAGAACCTGCGCGCTTGGTGCCAGAAGTGCCACCTGTCGTACGACGCGCAACACCACGCGCACAACGCGCAGCAAACGCGCCGAGCACGCCTGGCTGTCGGCGACCTTTTCGAGGAGCAGGGCAATGGCTGAACAGAGCGATCAACTGCCGGTTCTCGGGTGGCTTCGACTGGGATGGCGTGCGGACACCGGTGACAGCCGGCCGACCACACCGATGCGCATCAGCAGATCCGCTGAGTACAGCGTGCCGGTAGCCCATCACGCCGCCGCGACCTCCCTCATCACCGCCCTTCAAGCACGGGTAGCTGAACTGGAGGCGGCACAAACCATCCCGACCATCGAGCCAAACAGCCAGAACTGGGCCACGCTTGATGGCGCTGTCGCGTGGCACCTGATCGAGCGCCATGCCGACAACTGGGCAGACGTTGGCCGGATGATGGACGAGTGGCTTGCAGCCAAGACGAGCGCGCGAGTAGCTGAACTGGAGTCGGAGATGGCGGAGAAGCTCGCTATCTCGGACAAGGTGTGTAGGGATTGGGCGTGGCACGCCGTTGAAGCCACTGGACGTGCCGAAGCCGCCGAGGCCCAGCTAGAGGAAGCGAGGAAGGACGCGCAGCGGTATCGGTGGCTGCGCAGCGTCCCCAACGGATTCAAGGCGCAGCGCATCGTGAACGACACGCCGGAGGGCATGGACGCCGCCATCGACTCGGCCATCAAGGCCGGTGGAGGTGGCAAGTGAGCCTGCGCCGAATCAAGCTCCGCACTGTCGCAGCCATGCAATCGACGGTGCCTGTCGAACTTCGCTTGCCGCTCGGCATGACGCGAGAGCAGGCAATCCGCGCCCTGCGGCACATGGTCAAGGGATTCCGGCCGCGTTTCAAGGCTGGAGGTGGCAATGGCTGAGAAGCAGAAGCATCACCACGGCCCGCGCTCGCCCGAGGATGCGCGCATCGCCATCAAACTCGTCTGCTGGCACTGCGGTGAATCGCGCACAGCCTTAGTGCCGCATGAGCCGCAATTCGCCTTCGAGTTGGTCGGTTGGGCGAAGGACGTTGGCATGGTCGGCTACTTCGACATGCCACGAGGCCGAGCACTCATCTTCTGCTCTCCCGAGCATGCAAGGAACGAGATGACGAAGCGCGGCGTGTTCCGCCTGCGCCCGAAGGGGTCGCGGGTCGATGTGGGCTCGGATGCTGATTGAGGAAGCACGATGACTGAAGACGACATTCGCCGAATCGTGCACGCCCAATGCCCGACGGGGTTAGGCGGCGTGTGGTGTTCCGCCAAGCGCTGATGCCGCCTGAAGGAAAGACGATGAGCAGTACCGCTACGATCTTGCTCACCCCGGCAGAGCTTGCTGCCAGCCTGCGGGTAAGTGAGCGCACCGTCGCCCGCATGGTGGCCGAGGGATGCCCGAGCCTGCTGATAGGCTCGCGCCGTCGCTTCGAACTGATGGCTGTGGCCGCGTGGACCCAAGCCCGAGAGAAAGAAAAATGCCAATCCGACAAGACGCCGATGGCCGCTGGCATGCCGAAGCGTGCGTCCGCCGTCAACGCCTTCACCGCCGCCTCCCGGAAGGTGCAACTGCGCGTGATGCCAAGCGCGTCGAAGCAGAGCTGATCCGTGCTCTGCACTCGTCCAAGCCTCGCGATGTCGTCATCCCCGGCGACCCGCTGCTGTCGCAACTGCTCGCAGACTACACCGAGCGCCACGCCGCCACCCTCCGCAGTCCGGAGACGGCCCGCTTCCACGCCTACCGCATTGGTCAATGGATCGAGGGACGCCGGGCTTCAGAAGCGCGCGAGGTGAGCGCCGCGATCCGCGAGGACATGAGCGGCCACTACGCGCCGGCCACAATCAACCGCAGTCTTGGGACGCTGAAGAAGGCCCTGAGCATGGCGTGGGAGCGCGGCCAGACGAATGCCGACTACAGCGCCTTCGTGCGCCGCCTACCAGAGAACAATGCACGCACGACGACACTGACCATCGAGCAGGTCGGGAAACTGGCCGACCACGCCAGCGAGCAGGTGCGCGCGGCCATCTGGATCAGCCTATTCACCGGGTGCCGACGCGGCGAGATTCTGAAGCTCCAGGCCGAGGACATCGGCGAGGACGCGATCATCGTCCACGCAGGCAACACCAAGACGCTGCGCACCCGGACGGTGCCGATCATCGCTCCGGTGCGTCCCTGGCTGGCCTACGTGCCGCTGGCGATCAACTTCGAGGGGCTGAAAAGCGGGTTCCGCAGAGCGCGGGAAGCGGCCGGAATGCCCGACGTGAACTTCCACGACCTGCGGCGGTCATGCGGGACGCTGCTGATCCGCAACCGGGTGCCGCTGCAGATCGTGGCGCAGATTCTCGGCCACAGCACGACGAGCGTGACAGAGAAGGTCTACGCCCACCTGGGCAGCGATCAGGTGCGCGACGGCCTGAACGTGCTGGCCGATTTACACCGTGATTTACACCAGAAGGACAAACAGCCCCGAAGGGCTGCTTGAGTTTCACTGGTGGGCGGTGCAGGGTTCGAACCTGCGACCCCTGCCGTGTGAAGGCAGTGCTCTACCGCTGAGCTAACCGCCCGATTGTCTCGGGAAGCCTTCTATTGTGCCACAACTTGCGCGCCTGCAAGCTGGCGCCAGACCGTCTTGCCGCCGCTGGCCTTGTCGAGGTCGGCCAGCAGCGCCTCGTGGGCGCCAGCCTCGGCCTCGGTGGCCAGCAGCACCGGCAGCGTGAACGCGGTGAGGTCGATCGCGTCGACGCTGACGATCACGCCGCTGGCGTCGGCCGCCTCGATGACGAGCGAGTCCTGGCCGCGCGTCATGTTGATGTAGACCTCGGCCAACAGGCCGGCGTCGAGCAGCGCGCCGTGCAGCGCGCGGTTGGAGTTGTCGACCTCGAGCCGGCGGCACAGCGCATCCAGCGAGTTCGACTTGCCGGGGAACAGCTCGCGCGCCATCAGCAGGCTGTCGGTGATCTTGCCGGCGTGCTGATGGAACGGGCC